ACCTACCTTGTTGAAAACGATTCCCGTTTACAACGATAGTATAAATAATTGTAGCCCTAATTCCAAGAAAACCTCTAAGTTTATCAGCAACAAGAGGCTGAGATACTATACTAGTAAATCCGTTAATTCTAGGAAAAGTGGAAACTGTATCTAAACTATCAAAGGAACTTGTTAGAATAGTAACAGGTTTGGCCAAGAAACGTTTTATGTCTTCAACATTTTTGACCTGTGATTTTTTAGCTAGACCAATAGTTGGTCCTAAAGCATGAGATTCGGCCGCTCGAACCACACTAGCATCAGAAATGAAAGTAGTGGTCGCAGCCTGTACGGGTTCGGAAGACTCCATTACGGTGTTACTTCCATGCAAAGTTTGGATATTAAGGATCCCTCCTTCAGTTTCAGCAAGATTCGTTGTACCCTGATGATAATGGCGACCTTCGAAACCATTACCGGGCCTTGGTTGCTCTAGGGGGTTAGAGGGGCTGCCTCTGACAGGCCTTGAGCAGTATCGGTAAAAACCGCCCGTCGTAAAGTCAATAGCACTACTTCGTGTTTTAGAGCCAAGGTTTTTATATACACTAGCAAGATCACATTGACAGTCTTGTTTAACATATCGCGGCACTTCCGCAATTAAGGTGTCCGTACCCCAGACACACGGGGATAATAATATCTCAAATAAAAATGACCAAACTAGTCAGAAACTAGCAACACTCGAGCGGATCTTCTTTCGAGTGTTATAATAGTTGGAATAAATTGGATGAGCAAAGTTGATATCATCGTAAAATTCTTCCTTAATCTGAATGAATTTGGCGTGGTAAGTGTCATAAACATCTTTTGGATGCAAAGACAATTCCAAATGAGCGGTTGACAAGTTGGAAGCTGCAATAATTTGCCGCATTCCACCTGATCTAGTCCAATTTGGCATGTCTAAGATGACACTGAGGCGAAGAGGAGCGACATACTCATTAGTAACACTATCATAGAGAAAAGTGCGCTTGAGAAACTCTGGTTCTAAGAGACTACGAAAAGGTGCGGTAGCTTCTCCCTTGAACTCAGTAGTGTAAGTCATTCCTATGAGTGCCATGAGATTTACCAATTTCATCTCGTTGAAAGCGTCGCGAAATTCTGGAGCAACAGAGAAAAGATTGTCATCTCCCATGACTATTAGAAAGACAGCTACTGAAAATAATGCAATCGCTAGACCAGCTTTTATCCAACAATATCTAAAGTTAATATGGTTAGTCATGCAATTGATCAAAGCTGTCAACAAGTGTCCACTCGGCAACGAACCGTTCCAGTAGTAAACCTGACCCTTAACAATGTGGAAAGAATGAACCATGGATTCAAAAAGCAAGGAACGAATAACCTTAAACTCGTCATTATAAGTATCCTGAATAATATCCAGAATTTTGTGCATGACGGTTGCATTCTGAGATCCATCGAATGCTTTGTAATCTCCAGCTCCAACTCCTTTGTCTCCATCGTCAACAAGATGTTCCTTCAACTTCATGGCAATTGTATGCCATTCACCAGAATAAACCTGAGCACCAATAGCCATGCCATTAATAATACGATTCTTGTGGACTTCTAGAAGATACGATCCAAAGTACATTCTGCAGATGAGTAAATAAATGAAGGGAGTCCCCGAAAACATTCTAGTCATAGCTTTCGATACTTTTTCCAGGGATCTCCTCTCGTCCTTCAAATTATCAACACAGGGAAAGAAAGGAACTACACCTGAATACAAAAGAGCTAGGGAGTCCTCAACTAATTTTTCAATTTCTTTTCCACAAGACTCTCTTTCAGGAGAATCCTTAGGAAAGGAAAAATACTTTTTCTTGAGATTTAAATCTTTAGAAAGATTCATAGGATATCCTGGACTGGTACTACCCTTCAGAGGAGCAAAGTCCAACTCATTCTCTATACCTTCGAGAGCTTCCCTAACCGTAAGAAGTCTATGCTTAACTTTATAAGGTTTGTTCGATTTCAAGAACACTCGAAAGTCT